TCAAGTAGTATATTAGAATGAGATAGACCGCCCATCTAAATGGGTGGGCGGTTTTTATCTCCTATTGCAAGCGGGGCAGGAGTCCTGTCCTTGCGGGGAGAGTTAGATGGCTGACGCAGTAACGTCCCAAACGATCCAAGATGGCGACCGTATCGCTGTTTTGAAGTTCACCAATATCTCTGATGGTAATGGTGAAGCCGCAGTTAAGAAGGTCGATGTCGCTGCCCTCCAAGCCGAATCCGGCACTGAAAAAGCCTGCACTGGCGTAACAATCCAGCAGATGTGGTACGACTGCTCTGGCATGACCGTAGACATTCTTTGGGATGCCAGCACGGATGCTCTCTGTTGGACGCTCAGTGGGTACGGCTTCTACGATTTCCGACAGGCTGGGCCACTCACGAATAATGCATCTAGCCCAACCGGGAATGTCATGTTCACCACTACAGGTCATGCAAGCGGTGATCGTTACACTGTGATGCTGGCCGTAAGGAAGAGCTACTAATGGCTGAAGATCCGAAAAACCCAACTGCGAAGGTTCCTACGTTTCAGGAAATCGTCAAAGAGAAGGCAGCGGAGGACCATTTCTGGGGATATACCAGCAGGATTGCTGAGAACTATCCCGAACACGCAGATGAGCGCGGGTACACGAGTCGTATTGCCAAGAAGTACCCGAACTGGAAAGCGTTTTAGATGCCCTTCAAGAGCGAGAAACAGAGAAGGTATCTGTGGGCTAAGGAGCCAGAGGTGGCTCGTAAGTTTGTTGACGAGACTAGGGCCTCTGGGGGTATACTAAGGAAGGCTATCGCAAGTAATACGAAGCTTGCCGATTATTCTCACATGAGAGCGGGCGGCATGGTCGGCAACGGCTCTTTGACGCCTAAGTGCAAGGGCATGGGTGTAGTCGAGAACTTTCAGGATCAGATACATAGAAAATCTGAGGGATCGTAATGGCTACATCTGGGACCACTACATTCAATCTTGAGATTTCAGAGGTCATCGAAGAGGCGTTTGAGAGATGTGGCCTCCAGTCGAGGACGGGCTACGACATTGAAACGGCTCGTAGATCTCTCAATCTCTTGAGCCTTGAGTGGGTGAATCGTGGACTCAATTTCTGGACCGTCGAGCAGGGCACTAAAACCCTGACGGCAGGCACCTCCACGGTCACGATGGATTCCGATACTGTTGATCTGATTCAGTATTGGATTCGTGATGGATCTGGTACATCGCAAAGCGATCTGCCGATCTCGCGGTTTAGTGTGTCGCAGTATTCCACGATCCCGAACAAGCTCACCGAAGGGCGTCCCGTAAACCTGTATATCGACAAGCAACGTGATGCCCCAGTTGTGTATCTTTGGCCCACACCCGATAAAGCCTATACGTTTGTTTATCAGCAGATACGGCGTATTGAGGATACGGGCGCTGTGGGATCTACCGATCCAGACGTGCCCGCTCGCTTTCTCCCAGCATTGGTTTCTGGTTTAGCCTATATGATATCGCAGAAGTATCCAGAAGCGTTTGTACGATCCCCAGAGCTTAAAGCTGAATACGAATTTCAGTGGCAACTGGCGGAACAGGAAGATCGTGACAGAGCGTCTGTTCACTTTGTGCCGGGGGGCTATAGCTGATGGCTAAGTTCGCCAGAGGTAAATATGCGTTCGGGTTCTGCGACCGTACTGGATTTCGCTATAAGATCAAGGATCTGGTTCCGCAGGTTAAAGCTGGTCGCATGACGGGCTTGATGGTTGGCAGAGATATGTTGGACGAAGATCAGCCACAGAACTTTTTGGGTAGGCTTGGCGATTATGCTGATCCACAGGCATTGAAAAACCCACGACCAGATCGAAATTTGACGGAACAGAGGAATATACAGTGGGGATGGCAGCCCGTGGGATTTCAGGGTGATAGTGCGTTAACTCCTGATAACCTGTCTGCTACTGGCTCAGTGGGTAGTGTGACGGTGACTACATGACCTACGCTGAATTGACTGCCGCGATCAAGGATTATTGCGATAATACGGAAACGAATTTCGTGGCGGCAATTCCTACGTTTATCAAGCAGGCTGAACAGCGCATCTATCGCTCAGTCAACCTGCCCGTTAATCGGAAAAATGTTGCTGGCACGATCACCGATGGCAACCAATATCTGTCGATGCCCACGGACTTTCTGTTTCCGTTGTCGCTATCCCTAACAAGCTCCAGCAATCAAATCTTTTTGTTGAACAAAGACGCGAACTTCATCAGATCGACGTATCCCAATGTGTCCACGGAAGGTGTCCCTAAGTACTACGGTATTTTTGACAGCGACACATTTATCATTGGCCCCACGCCTAACGCTGATTTCACCACGGAACTTCACTACTACTATCAGCCAGCCTCAATTGTTGATACGAGCCCTTCGTGGCTGGGCACCAATGCGGATACCGTCTTGCTTTATGGTTCTCTGGTGGAAGCGTACACCTACATGAAGGGTGATGCGGACATGATGCAGTTGTATCAGCAGCGGTATCAGGAAGCACTAGATCTTCTGCGGATGCAGGCAGAAGGCCGTATGACTGTCGATGAGTACAGGAACGGCACAATCAGGATGGCTGTTAACTGATGTTTATCGGGGAAGTGGGTGATGTCAGCGTCATCACGACCAACGACACCACCCTTGGCCCGGATCATTGGGCGAAACGGGCATCCGATCAGGTCATGTCTGTAGGTAAGGACGCACATCCGCTGATAGCGGAGCAGGCATTAGAGTTCAAAAAGTTTATTTATGATGCCGTAAATTATTATATGCACGAAGCAATCAAGGAAGATCGTTCTAGAATCGTTACTCTGTTGCGTTCAGCAGACCATAACGATCTGGCTAACTCCGTGGAGAAGTTGTAATGGCTATTACACAGGCGATGTGTACGTCTTTCAAGAAGGAATTGCTGGAAGCGAAGCACAATTTCCTTAATTCTGGTGGGAATACCTTCAAGATTGCGCTTTATACAAGCAGTGCGACCATGAGCGCATCTACTACAGCGTATGCCACGACCAACGAAATCAGTGGCACGAACTATACCGCCAAGGGAAACACGCTTACGCGAGTGGACCCCTCCAGTAGTGGTACTACTGCCCTTACGGACTTTGCAGATACCGCATGGAGTACCGCGACGTTTACGGCTAGGGGTGCATTGATCTTCAATGAGGATACCACTGGTGATACGTCTGTCCTCGTTCTGGACTTTGGTGCGGACAAGACTGCGACCGCTGGTACGTTCACGATTGCTTTTCCTGCGGCAGATGCGAGTAACGCGATTATTCGTATAGCGTAGCATGGCAAATGTAACTGGCTGGGGCCGTTCTACTTGGGGTTCTGGTACTTGGGGTGAGCCAGTACCCGTTGAAGTAACAGGCATAGCGGCAACTGGTGGTGTTGGAAGCATTACGGTAACGGGCGATGCTAATGTTACCGAAACGGGATTGTCGGCTACCGGATCGGTAGGATCGGTCACGGCAACCGGAACGGCCCCCGTTTCCGTCACGGGGGTGTCGGCAACGGGGTCGGTAGGAAGCGTCACCGTAACGGGCACGGCTAGTGTTACGGCGACGGGCAGTGCTGGAACGGCTGCGGTTGGCTCAGTAACAGTAACAGGTGATGCGAATCTCACGGTCACGGGAGTGGCGGGGACAAGCGCACTTGGTTCGGTAACGGTAACGGCTGATGCAAATGTTACCCTGACCGGAATTGCTGCAACTGGTGGGTTGAGTTCGGTAACGGTGACAGGAGATGTGAGTGTCACTGTTACGGGGCTGGCAGGAACGAGTGCGGTAGGAAGCGTTACGACGAGCGTTAGTCAGGATATCGACGTAACGGGCGTAGTAGGAACGATGGGAGTGACGGGGGTCAATGTATGGAGCATAATAGATGATTCTCAGACACCAGATTGGGCAGCAATAGATGATGCACAAACACCGGGATGGACGGAGGTGTCGGATTCACAGACACCGGGGTGGGCTGCTGTAGATGACGCACAAACACCGGGATGGTCTGGGGTATCCGATTCGCAAACGCCTGATTGGGAAGTTGTGCCCTCATA